CCGAATAAAGCCGAAGGTGAAAAAGCCCCGGAATCCTTGCAGGCATTGGCTTTGCGCAAAGTTGAAGCCGATAAGAAGGTAAAAACAATAGCCGAAGAAATAGCCGAACTTCCGTTCGCTCGGCAAGAGATCGTCAATTCGCTCACTACCAAGCTGAGTCGCATAAGCGATCACATTGCTGGTGCTGCTGAATTCGCCGCTGCAAGCGCTCACAGGTTGTCAGGAATTGCGCACGATCAGGTGCAGAAGATTGATGACGCGCAACCCGAACTGACATTGGCAGCGCTGCAAAGATTCGGAGCATTGACCAAGTTGGCCAACGATGCCAGTCACATCCCGATTAACTTATTGGCGGCAAATCGCGATCTTGTGAAAGTCGCCCAAAAGGATGCGCCTGCGCTGCCGGTAAAGGTAGTGATCCAGGTGGAAGATGCAAGCGTCCCCGAAACTTAACCAGCCGCAAGCGCGATTCTTGGCGCTTCCTCAAAAGTACAGAGCGTTCGTAGCGGGGTTCGGGAGTGGAAAGACTTTTGTCGGGTCCGCTGGCTTGTGTCAGCATGCTTGGGAATGGCCAAAGGTCAACAGCGGATACTTCGCTCCGACCTATGCCCAGATCCGGGACATCTTTTATCCGACCATCGAGGAAGTGGCGTTCGACTGGGGATTCACCACCGACATACACGAAAGCAACCACGAGGTTTCCCTGTATGCCGGTAACCAGTACCGAGGCACGATCCTCTGTCGATCAATGGAAAAGCCCGGGGAAATTGTGGGTTTCAAGATCGGCAAGGCGCTGATTGATGAGCTAGATGTGATGAAGATGGCCAAAGCTGAAACAGCTTGGCGCAAGATCATCGCGCGGATGCGCTACAAGGTCGACGGCCTGATGAATGGCATCGACGTCACAACAACGCCCGAGGGCTTCAAGTTCGTTTACTCTCAATTCGTTAAGGCGGTTCGTGAAAAGCCAGATCTGGCCAGCCTGTACGGAATGGTGCAGGCCAGTACCTATGAGAACGGAAAGAACCTGCCGGATGACTACATACCGTCACTGCTGGCCAGTTACCCGCCGCAGTTGATTTCAGCGTACATCCGTGGGCTCTTCACCAACCTGAACACCGGCAGCATATATGCCAACTTCGACCGGAAGCTGAATCACACGCCAGAAACTGTGAAGCCAGGAGAGGCTTTGCACATCGGCATGGACTTCAACGTCATGAATATGACGGCGGAAATCAGCGTGGTGCGCAATGACTTGCCGCTGACATTGCAGGAACTGACAAAAGTTCGGGACACTCCGACCATGGCCAGGATGCTGAAAGAGCGCTTTGTGAACATTGGACAGCCGCATCCTGTGGTGATCTACCCCGATGCCAGCGGCGGCAACACCAGCAGCAAGAACGCCAGCGAGTCGGATCTGACAATTCTGCGGGAAGCTGGGTTTCAGATCACTGTGAACCCATCCAATCCAGCAGTTAAGGACCGCGTAAACGCCGTGGATGCCATGACCCTGAATGCGGAAGGCAAGCGCCGATGGCTGGTCAACACTGATGCTTGCCCCGAGCTAACAGAAGCGCAAGAGCAGCAGGCATGGGACAAGAACGGCGAGCCTGACAAGAAAACCGGGCACGACCATCCGAATGACGCAATCGGCTACTTCCTGGTGAAGCGCTGGCCAATCGTCAAGCGAATCGCCACAGCAATGCCTCTGCGCATGTAACAAACACAAAAACTGCCTATGTCCAACGTCGCAATCCAATCTAGCGCGGTCCAAGCGATGCAGGCTGACTGGATGCTGGCCACCGCATTGCTGGGTGGTACGCGCGCTATGCGGGCAGCCGGGAAGACCTACTTGCCGCAGTGGCCCAATGAGGATGACAAGTCATACCAAACACGGTTGCAAACGTCCACGCTGTTTCCAGCATTCAAGCGAACTGTGGAGACCTTGACCGGAAAGCCATTTAGCAAGCCGATAACGGTCGGTGACGATGTTCCAGAGATCATCAAGGAATGGACAGAAGATGTCGACCTTGAAGGTCGGAATCTTGATGCCTTCGCTGCAGATGTTATGGAGCATGCTTTAGCCCATGGGATATGCGGAATACTGGTGGACCACCCTGTGAAGCCAGAAGGTGTGAAGACTCAAGCCGATGAAAAGGCAATCAAGCTACGGCCGTACTTTGTACACGTCAAGGCAAACCAGCTTATAGGCTGGGTTGCATCGCGCGTCAATGGCGAGTGGACCATTCTCCAACTTCGAATTTTGGAGTGTGTCGAGGAGCCAGATGGCGGCTTCGGAACGACAGAGATCCAGCAAATACGTGTGCTGGAGCCGGGAAAGTGGTCGACGTACCGCAAGAACAAGCTGAAACCTGAGCAGTGGGACCTGTTCGATAACGGCGTCACAACTCTGGATTTCGTTCCATTTGTGCCTGTCTATGGTCAGCGCACTGGCTTCATGACCGGAAAGTCACCGCTGATCGAGCTGGCCTTCATGAATGTGGAGCACTGGCAAAGTGCAAGTGACCAGCGGACTATCCTGCACGTCGCCCGGGTTCCAATCCTGACGATCATCGGCATTGACGACGACAAGTTCAAACTTACCATAGGCGCATCGGCCGCAGTGAAAATCCCGTTGGGTGGCGACATGAAGTATGTCGAGCACACCGGCGCTGCGATCACCGCCGGCCAAAGCGACCTGGACAAGCTTGAAGAGCGCATGGTTTCCGCAGGTTCGGAGTTGATTTCAATTCGGCAGACGGGGCCAAAGACGGCGACTCAAGTTAGCTCTGAAAATGAAGGCAACAAATGCGCTCTTCAACGCATCACAAGCGCACTTGATGATGCGCTGAATCTAGCCCTCGAATACATGGCGATATGGGTAGGGCTTGAAGAAGGTGGTCACGTTAATATATTCAAGGACTTTGCAGCAATACTTCCATATGGCAATGAAATGACTGGGCTATTGTCGGCTGTTCAAATGGGATTGATTTCCAAGAAAACAGCAATCATTGAAATGAAGCGTCGAGGAATTTTGGCCCCAGAAGTTGATTCTGATATTGAGCAAGAAGAGATTGATGCACAAGGTCCGAATCTCGGTGCACTTGATCCCAACAAGCAAGGACAAGAGTCGTAAAATAAGCGAGCCTGCAAGGTGTACCACCACCAAGCAGGCTCTAACCAATCAGACTGTTAAGGAGTCATCATGGCTGACGCAATTCTATGCGCGAGTGGCATTTATGCCATCCGAAATACCGTCAACGGCAAGGTTTACGTTGGCAGCGCGGCTAACATCGAAAAGCGCTGGAGGCTGCACAGAAGTCAGCTTGCACTCAGTACGCACCATAGCAAGAAGTTGCAGAATGCTTGGAATAAGCACGGATCGCAATCCTTTGTATTTGAGGTTATTGAGCTGGTAAACGATAAGTCCAATCTACTTGAGCGTGAGCAGCACTGGATTGACACTCTCTCGGCATTTTCAAATGGTTACAACGGGCGATTGAAAGCTCAAAGCTATCTTGGGATGAAACATTCCACGGATGCGCTTGCGAAGATGTCTGCAAAGATGATGGGCAATTCATACGGGGCGGGTTCAAAGCGGTCACTAAAACAGTTGGAGAAAATGTCTGAGGCCGGCACTGGGAAAAGGCATTCTGTTGAATCACGCCAGAAGATCAGCGCATCGAGAGCCGGATTCGAGTTTTCTGATGAAGCGAAAGCGAAAATATCATTGTCACTGATGGGTAATCAGCGAACGCTTGGATATACCCATTCCGTAGAGACAAAACGGAAAGTTTCTGAATCCCTCATTGGAAACAAGCGAGCTTTGGGAATGAGGCATACACAAGAGGCCCGCGAAAAAATGTCACAGACACGCAGAGGGCGCAAACTTTCGCTGGAGGTGCGCATGAAAATGTCCGTTGCGCAAAGAGATAGACGCGCCAAAGAATTGCTGATTGAGTAATGGCTGCAACGATCAATGAATTGCTGATGGATGCCCAGATCAGCCATGCCGCCGACTTGAAGCGCTACAGTGAATCGGTGGTGTACCGGATGATTTCGGTACTGAACCGATCTGACGCAGCGATTGCCGCCGACTTGTTGCAAAGGCTGTCAGACGTGAGCCCGTCTACCTTCAGCATGGACCGGCTGGAATCGATGCTCTACAGCGTGCGATCCCTGAATAGAGAGGCTTTCGCGCTGGTTGATCGGGAGCTAACTGCGGAACTGCAAGACTTCACCAAGTACGAGGTTGCATTCCAGCAAAGCATGATGACTTCCATTCTGCCAGTACAAGTAAGCGTTGCATCGGTCGCAGCGGAATCAGTGCACGCAGCGGCGGTGGCTAGACCATTTCAAGGCGGATTGCTCAAAGGCTTTCTGTCCGACATGGAAGACAAAAAGGCGAGGCTGATTCGCCAGACGATCGCAGATGGTTTTGTGCAGGGAAAAACGACCAGCCAGATCGTGAGTGAAATTCGCGGGACGCGTGCAAAGGGTTACAGTGATGGCGTGATCGAGATCACCCGCAGGGATGCCCAGGCGGTAGTCAGGACCGCGCTGGCTCACACCGCGTCGTTTGCTAGAGATTCGTTTTACGATGCCAATGCAGACCTACTGAAAGGGTACGTATGGCTGTCAACTTTGGACCTTCGCACCAGTAGCCCATGCCGCGCGCGGGATCATAAGCAATACAACAAGGACCGAAAACCTGTTGGTCACAGTTTCCCGTGGGGGGCAGGGCCAGGGCGGTTACATTGGAATTGCAGGTCAACCAGCACGCCAGTGGTAAAAAGCTGGAAAGAATTGGGCATCGACTTACCAGAGTTTTCACCGACAACCCGAGCGAGTATGGGAGGTCAGGTTCCTCAGGCGACGGATTACGGGACATGGCTGAAAAATCAGAGCGCTTCGCGACAGGACGAAGTACTCGGTAAAACAAGGGGCCAACTATTGCGCTCTGGCGATCTGAGCATGGCGGATATGTATTCGGCCAAAGGATCGCCTCTGACTTTGGCCCAGTTGCGCGAAAAGCACCAGAAAGAGTTTGATCGGGCCGGTATATAGTGGTGTTGTGTCGCACCTGAAATCAGTCCCAAAGTCAGCACCTGAACCGAAAGAGAAAGTTCGGTTACGCCTGAAATCCATGCCGCGTCCAGATGGGATGCTGCAATGCCCGCGATGTGGCAGTCGCACCATCATGACATCCAAGAATGGCGTTGTGATCGCCAATGGCCGCAAGAAATACGGCACTGTGATTCATGAAGATGTATGCGCAGACTGTTTTCGGAACGGCGACATCGTGTTTGTCAACGCCGGTCCAAAGCCCATTGAATAACTGAATCTGGCTGCGTAGCCAACCTCATAACCCGCCCTGGAGCAATCCCCGGCGGGTTTCTTCATTTGGACCTCATCAGTCCACATAGCCCGCTTCGGAGCAATTCGCAGCGGGCTTTTCATTGCAGCAATACCGGACGGTTGCGCTGTGTATCGGGTCGGATGGCCCACCCGCTCCTACGGTCGGATGACCGAAAGAAACAGCAAATCATGAAATTAAAGATCGACGAAAAAGGCAATGTGGTTCTTCAGGACGGCAAGCCCGTCTATGTCCTCGACGATGGTAGGGAAGTTGCTCACGATGCTGCGGCTACCGTGGCGACAATCTCCCGGCTCAATGGCGAGGCCAAAGCACATCGCGAAGCGAAGGAAGCGGCTGAGGCAAAACTCAAACCGTTCGAAGGTATTGACGACGGTGAAGCCGCCCGCAAGGCGCTGGAAACCGTCCGCAATATCAAGGATGGCGAGTTGGTTGCGGCCGGCAAGGTCCAAGAGATTCGCGATGCAGCAGCAGCTTCGGCAAAGCAAGCGGTGGCGGATGCCACTCGTGCAGCCGAGGCGCGCGAGAAAGCCTTGACTGAGCAGAATTCCAAGCTCACAGGCGACCTGAATAACCGCATTGTTGGTGGCAGTTTCACTGCATCGAAGTTCATCAATGAGAAGTTGGCCATCCCAGCCGACATCGCACAGAAGTTCTTCGGAGATCGCTTCAAAGTGGAAGGCGGCAAGTTGATCCCCATGGATCAGAACGGCAACCCCATCTTTTCAGCGGTCAAGCACGGTGAGCATGCCGATTTCGAAGAGGCCATCTCCGTGATGGTTGCGGCCTACCCGAACAAGGAAATGATCCTCAAGGGTTCGGGCGCATC